GAACGAAGTGACTAAATAATGTCATAATCGTTCCAGCATCCACTCGTAAAAACAGGCGACTATCGTTGAATAAAAATTTCAATCCAAGATTTAAAGCATCCGCAAGGCGGAATGCTTCATTTCAATGAACCTACAAACGTTCAACGTGTCGTTATTCCTACCTTACGGTAAATGCTGTCGATATCCTACTCTATGGTGCGCGTTACATAGAGATTGACACAATGTGTCACGGAATATCTTATAATGGAGTTCTTTGTCCACAGCTATTCCCTCAACCTAGAGAGAGACCGTGAACTCGGAGAAACCAAGTTTGCCATTTGTAGTAAGTAGTTTACTACCTACAACTTCACTTACCCAAAGGCAAATAAGTAAAGAGGTGTCTATTTAATTAAACCCTGACAAGGGTTATAGTGGGGCTAGTCGGATAAAATCTCAGTATTTAGAAATTCTTCTCCTCTACATAAGTGTTCCCAAAGTATTACGGATAAGACATAGCCTTCCCGAATAACTACCTTCTCTAACTTCCTCCCGTTAAATTTAGGAATATGACGAATCCAACACTGATCACCTGATACAGATATTGGGTGCCGACCTAAACGAAAGGAAGCATAAGCAAGAAAAATAGCATATACTCTAGGGGCCATCTCACGTGGTGACAAGGGGTGCTTAAGCAACGAATTTGCGGCAGGAATTAACTCCAAAGGAATATTATCCAACCGTCTATCGTCACTAGTACCCAAAGTGGTGCCTAAGCGACCACACAAGTCTCTAGCCAATTCATCAGTCATCACCTGGTTGCTCCTCCTCGATTCTGCAACTAAGTGGACCGATTGTGCATGATGCCGAGCCAAGACAATGCCATAGGCAATGCGAAATACTTGGCGGTCCAGTTCGAGGTACGTCTCTGGTGACATACGAGTAGGAAAAACTACACCTCTTTCGGACATCTGCATAGCAACATCTCCCCAATGTAATGCATCCAAATGGTACCTTTCCCAATCAACCTTGCGAAGGTAATACGCTAGGGTCATGAAAAATCGTGAATCATCATATCCTTCAGGGACAGTAGGCAAAGTCGTGGTATATGTTTGTATAACACATTTATGCGATTCTGTTGATCCCAAAGGGTTTTGGCATGAGGAAGTACTGCCATAATAATTATCAAGCATAAATCCATCACGGACTACGCGAGATTCCGCCACTAGACTATCCTGGGTTTCCTCGGGAGAGAAGTCAGGATAATCATCAAAATAAGCGTTAAATCGCCCGACGAATCGAGACTGACTACGCTCGTGTTCCCTAAATGCGGGAATAAGCTCAGCCACATATTGTTCGCGAGGTTGTAGTACGGAAGGGGTGCCATCACCAGGCACACCCTCTTTAACCTCACCATATAGTGGTGTGTTGCTCATGTATCCTTCAGTCAACTTTTTCTGCTCTTCTTGAATCCTATAAATAGGGGTAACCTGTTTGTGATTGGTCACCCTCACTATCCGATTGAATCTTCTGAATATAGCATCTTGTGCTGGGATATATTGATTAATTGCCGCTCCACGTGTAAAATCAAGGTTAGATGTAATAATCACCAAATCAGGTTCGATGTACACTTTGCCTTTCATCTCCACATTGGGGTTGAGTGCGGTCTTTCTTATATTGTTGACAAAATCAACCACTTTTCTCCACGGATTTTTAGTGTCAGATAAACCATACCTAGAAGCACCTATATCATCGAACAGAACAACTTTGTGGGAAGTCCTGAACTCCGATTGATACTCGTCGGTTTCGTTCAGAGTGACCATATCCGAAGATCGAAATCGTCCATATTTGTCTATCATCAATGCTCTAGCTATTTGGATCGCGAAAGACGACTTGCCGGTCCCAGGATAACCATATAAAACTATACAAAATGGTTGTTTCCTAAGAGACCCGTTACTCACGTCTGTTTCAAGGTTGTCAATTGCGAGGGAAATACGTGATAACGTGTTGGAGTCCCTCCCTGTGAAAACATTACACGAGTGCAAGAATCTATAAATGCGAAGCCTTCGTAGCAGGGCTTCAACTGAGTAGTTAGGGTCTTTGATGAACCCAATTTTGGCGGTTGAGACTCGTGAGAGATCTCGTTCCACCCATCCTGTAATATGTACAATCTGTTTCGCACAGGATATAGCGGCGAAAACAGACACTACCGAAGCTTTTAAGGGCTTCTGATAGCGATTCAAAATTGCTAGATATCTAGCTGTGTTAGTATAAAAATTAGTAATACGATTGTTAATAAGGGTCAGGTCCATGTATTAGTGTCCCTGCCTATTCATATTTTGTTTTGTGGGGCTAATAACCACTCCCGCTAGATAACGGGAAGCATGTTCGCTTCATTCTTGATCTGCCAAAGCAGTCCGCGCATTAGGAAATACTGAACCTAATGTCTACGTCTGTAATCAATGACAAAATTCCCTTTTTGGTTTCAAACTTTAAGTAATACGGCATAGGGTAACGACGTTCGTTGGTATAAAGGCCCAACGCTGGCCTATAATAAAGGACCTACTCGTCCGGATGGTACGCAAGAATTAGATTCTTACGCATTTCACCAGCAGAGATAGGTTGTAATGTGTTCCATGGGAGTGCAAAAGGGGCATCTTGGAGTTCAGATGCGAGGCGAATCCTCTCGCATTTCCTAACAAACTCTTCATAGTACTCTTCGCCGTGCAAATATGCTTCGCGGGCTTGAGACTCGAAGTTCGCTTGGAATTGTTCAGGGAACGTTAATGGTGTATTTTTGGACTTAGTCCACCAATAAAACTTTTTCATCAAGGATTCCTCCTCCAACGGTGCCACAATGGCATCCAATTGGGGGTGGTATCGAAAGGATCTCTTTAAAAAAGATACCTCGTCGATAGTTTGATAAGGGACTGAGTCCGCCCCTTTATCTGCCATGGTGTACTTAATACCCCAACTAGCAAATACTGCTTGGATGGTTGTGTGATTGAACAATGGAATCTTATCACTCACACCGATGGCGTTGTCGTCACCGTATACCTTCGCCCTACAGAAATCGCGGAAATTCGGGTTTTTAATATCCGGGTAATCGCGATCCATAATAGTGAAAAAGGC